TGTGTTGTATTATGAAGCCGAATTACAGGCAGCAAAATTAGATGCTCGCATAGCGGGAATTATAGAGAAGGCAGCTGCCAATATGCCCGGCATTGTGGAACAGAGATTTAACCAACTTCAAGAAATTGAAGCTATTCTTGAATATCTCAATATTGAGCTTCGTCGCCTACGTAGCCAACATTTTCGCAAATATTTAGAAAGCTATCAACGAGCCTTGACCTCCAGAGACTGTGAAAAGTTTGTGGACGGCGAGGCTGACGTTGTAGATTTTGAAAAAATTATCAATGAATTTGCCTTACTACGCAATAAATGGTTAGGTATTATCAAAGCCCTAGATATTAAACAGTGGCAATTGTCAAATGTGATAAAATTGCGAACAGCCGGAATGGAAGACGCAACATTATAATCTCTTGACATTAGTCACCGGTTCTGTTACAATAAAAATATGACTACTGTTGACTCATTATTATTAGAAATTGCTAACTACGGGCTTGAAAAGCTAACACCTGCAATTTCTCGACGTGATTTTAGAATTTTACGAAATTTATCGCGTCTTGTTAAAATTCCTGAATTTATTTCTGAAAATCAAGGATCGTTACTAATCAAGATTCTTAAAGAAAACAAGGCAAGTTTGTCTTTTCTTGACTATCCGATAGAGCCAGTCTTATCAGATGCAAAATGGTCTCGACAATTTCGATATGTTGAGCAAATTCGCAAAATTTTCACATTTTCGTCAGATGAAAATGAAAAATTTATCGGTATAGAATTTACCTATACTTCATCACTTAAGAAAATTGTGCAAAATATGCAAGGCAAAGTCGATGGTACATTGATGTTTAATGTAGATAAAAGATTTTTCCTTCCGTTGACTGAAAAAAATGTAGTAGTGGTAGTAGAAAGCCTAAAATCCCACAATTTTGACATTTCTTCCGAAATTTTAGAATTTTATAAAACCATTAAAAGTTGGCGTCGTGAAGATTTTTCAAAAAAATTCAATTTTCACGAATTGACTAACACTCGTCTATTGACCCAACTAAGTGAAGAAATTGGGTCTCTTGAAAATTCCGAAAATTTGTGGTTAGAAGACCGAAAAATTCGGTATCAGTACGAATTTTATCCAGAAGTAAAATATGTTGGGTTAACAAATCTTATTGCTGATCGTGCTCAACCTAAAATTTGGATCGATCCTCACTTACATTCACTAGAAAATGTTATTGCTTCTTTAATAGAGTTGAAAAGATTTCCTCTTATGGTAGTTTTTTCCTCATTTTCTGAAGAAAATGGTATCGGCGACTTAAAAAAATTGACAGATGCATTAAAGAAAAATAATATTACAAATGGCATCGGTGTGTATTTTAGATATGATAATACTCCCACTGGTAAAGAATTTAATCAGTACATTGCAGACAATCAGCTGAATTCATATCTCAATGAAAATACCAAAGTTACCTGTGTAAGTAGTGGAAAATTACCAAAATTTTTCATCAGCAATAAATGGCAACCGGGTGCCGTAATAAGTTTTACAAATAATTTAAAAAATAATAAAACGTCAGTCTATTGCAATGATTGCGATTTGATTGTATACTATAACGATAAACAACCACTGTCAGATTTTATAACAAAACCACATGTCCTGTAAATTAGTCATTAGAGATGAAGTGAATATTAAGCTAGAAGGGCTCGGTGTAGAAACACGGCGTAAATTATCAAATAATTTCAAATATGAAGCACCGTATGCAAAATATCATCCTGCATATAAATTAGGCCGCTGGGATGGCACAACTACATTGTTCGGTCTTGGCGGAAACGGATATCTAAGTCAATTACCAAAAATTCTTGAAATTTTAATCAATGAAGGAATTGAGATAGAAGATATTGAAGATTGTAGAACAACTAGTAAAATTGGATTCGAACAAGTAACTGCAAATTATTGGGCTGATCAAGGTAAAGTATGGCCCAAAGGTCATAGATTTGCCGGACAGCCCATTGTACTTAGAGACGATCAAGTAGAAGTAGTTAACAGATTTTTCACCAATACACAAGCCCTACAAGAAGTTGCAACAGGTGCAGGTAAAACAATCATGACTGCTACACTAAGTCATGCTGCTGAAAAATATGGACGTAGTATTGTTATTGTACCTAATAAAGATCTTGTGGTACAAACAGAAGAAGACTATATTAATGTTGGATTAGATGTTGGTGTTTATTTTGGTGATCGTAAAGATTTAGGCAAAACACATACTATATGCACTTGGCAAAGTCTTAATGTCTTAGACAAAAAAAGTAAAAACTATGAGCAAGAAATTTTAACTCTTGCTGAATTTCTTGACGGCGTTAAGACTGTTATTGTCGACGAAGTTCATATGGCCAAAGCAGAAGTATTAAAAAATTTACTTACACAAAATCTATGTAATGCTCCTATTCGTTGGGGATTAACTGGTACAGTTCCTAAAGACCCTTTTGAAGCAGAACCTATTTTTGCTAGTATAGGGCCAGTAGTGGGTGGTATCAAGGCACACGAATTACAGGAAATGGGAGTATTAAGTAATCTACATGTAAATGTACTGCAACTTATAGACCTACCAGAATTTAAGTCATATGCAGACGAATTAAAATATCTTGTGACAAACAAAGACAGGATGACATATATTAGTACCCTTGTTAAGAGTTTATCAGACGCAGGAAATACATTAGTCTTAGTTAATAGAATTGATACAGGTAAACTATTAACAGAAATGATTGACGATGCTGTGTTTATTTCTGGAGAAGTCAAGGGATCAAAACGTAAAGAGGAATACAAAGAACATGCGACGAATGATAACAAGGTTACTGTGGCGACTTACGGTGTGGCCGCTGTGGGTATTAATATCCCTAGGATTTTTAATTTGGTTCTTCTTGAGCCCGGAAAGAGCTTTGTCAGGGTTATACAATCAATTGGTCGAGGTATTCGAAAAGCCGAAGACAAAGACTTCGTACAAATCTGGGACGTTACATCGACGTGCAAATATGCCAAGCGTCACCTTACCCAGAGGAAGAAATTTTATAAGGAAGCTAAGTATCCGTTCACGTTGGACAAGATAGACTGGCAAAAATAATAACAATGCAAATATTAACATTAGACAATCAAGCGTTTTCGCTGAATAATTTACCAGATGAGGTAGATGAAAATACAAGATTTGCTGTATTAGACAACAGTAATCCTACGGAACCGGACTTCTTTTTTATGCCATTAATTTTCTTAGAAAGTTTTAATTCACCGGCAATGGTTCTAAGAATTGGCGATGAAGAGGTTACAATGCCGTTGGATTGGAGCATAGCCGTAGGCGATAGCTCTAGTAGTAGTGACATTGAAATATTACCGTTGACGAGCTTAAATGATCGAGGATTTGAAGCATTATTGTTTAACCCATTAAGCAGTTTTAAATTAGATTTTAAGAAAATTGAAATTGTAAATTTTTATAATGATGTTAAATGGTACTTCCCCAAAATGAAAAACGGGCAGCTTCTTGCTACACCGATTGGTCAAGGACATAAACCAAACTGCGCTTATTTTGTTAAAGAAATTAGTCGACAAAGTGAAATTATTCAATTAGATAAAATATTATGACATTAAAAATTGCTTATTTTCAACCTACAGTATTAGCTATTGATTCTGTACCGCCAGTGGAATTTAGTAAAATTTATAGCTTATCTGAAATGCTACACAGTCGCCCTGATTTGAATGACGCCGACAATCCATTAATCAGTATCCGTGGGGGACAACAAATTCAAGTGTACCCTAATGCGTTAAACATCGATGTTAGCTGGTTAGTTAAGTGGATTGAGACAATGTGTACAGGCTATATGGAAATTATTAGTCAACAATCCGGCACTGAAGATTTAAAATTGTGTAAACCTGTAGTTACTAGTATATGGACTATTAGACAAACATCAGGTGATTATCAAGAAATGCATAGTCATCCTGGTGGAAATCTCAGTGGTAATATCTATATTAGTGCGCCCGAACTTGAAATTAATAGTAAACCTAGCGACAGTCAAATTTTATTTAGACTGCCCCAAACTAAGGATGTAAGTAAATTTATCATGAATGATACTTGGAAATATTCACCAACACCAGGCACATTTATTGTATTCCCAAGTTATCTTCCGCACACAGTTTATCCGTGGAAAGGTCAAGGACATAGAACTGTAATGGCATTTGATGCAAGACTAGTACCTAAGGAGACATAATGTTAGACAAAGAATTTTTAGAACGTGTAAAAATTGGCATTGACGCATATATTAAAGATCAAATCTGGGAAGAAAGTGAAGCAGAAATATTAGAAGAATTTTTAAAATGGCTGTATAAACAATATGGGATAACCTACAATGGGAACCCTTAAACCAGATACAACTTATGTATACGAGCGTAACGGTGACGAAATTTATGCTCGAGAAAGTGGACAAGTGAATCGACAATTAATCGGATACAAGTACGATCCGTTTAATCCCCCAAAGGTTGACTCCCGTACCAATGACGGTAGACCGTTGCACGATCACATAATGGAAAGTAAGCTCTGGGGCGAGATACATCGAGAAGCAAAAACCAATCCTGCTTTACAAAAAGCCTTAGATCGTGCTATAATGATATATCGTCTAAGCAAGGATAATCCAGTATGAGTGAAAAAATTGAACTAAAAGAAAAACTAGCAGCCGTAGATTTAGGTGCTAGAAGTTTTTGGGACGATATTAATGATGAGCAACGCAAGGCATTAAAGAGCGAATTATACATTCTCAATAGATATATTAGCAATGTTAAAACTGCAAACAGAGATACTAAAGAACATTTTGTTCTAGCAGTTAATGAGTATTTTAACAAGCATTGGAATGTGTTACAAAAACATCCTAAGCTACTTTGGATGCTGTTGTGCATGTGTGGGCATGAAAGCAAAGATATATTTTTTCACGAATGGATTGGCTTTAAGAAAAAGAAAGGCGATACTAAAGCTTCTAAGTTTTTAATGGAGATTTATCCTAATCGTAAGCAAGATGAAGTCGAGATGCTAGCAGAAATGATGGATACAAAAGAATTAAAAGCTCTAGCTAGATCGCATGGTTACGAAGATAAACAAATTGAAAAGATGTTTAAATAACGGTAATGTTACAATTGAAACCAATTAAAAAAGATTTTATTTGTCCACATTGTAATAGTGGATTTATGAAAGAAAAAACGTTAATTGTTCATATGTGTGAGCAAAAACGTCGGCATCTAGCACGAACAGAAAAGCATGTACATATTGGTTATCAGGCATTTGTAAGATTTTATCAACTATCTCAAAAGTTTAACGGTATAAAAACCTACGACGAATTTGCACGTAGTCCTTACTATAATGCTTTTGTTAAGTTCGGCAGTTTTGTCAGCAATGTTAATCCACTATATCCAGAG